ATAGCTTGTTGTTTCATCTCTGGATTCTGCATTGCAGCAGGATTTTGTGCCATCATTTGTAATTGTCTAATTTGATCTTGGAATTCTATCTCAACTTGTTCTAATGCCATTAAAGAAATGTGCTCAAAAATGTTTTTTTGCATGGCTCCTGTAATTAAAGGATTACCTCTTGCCATAGAAGTTGTCATAAAATTTAAATGCGCTGTAATATGTGCTTTGTGGTCTTGACCTTTGAATGCTTGAAAAGGTTTTCCTGATAAAGATAAAATAGCTTCAACACTTGGATCTACAGGTTGAGGCTGCGGTTGTGGTTTTAAGATAAGATCTATGTTCTTAACACCTAATGCTTCATACATTGACCGATATGCATTGTATAAATTATGCATTTGTGGATTTGATTGTGCTAATTGTAACTCAGCTTGAGCCATAGATATTCTTTGAGTTTGAGAAAATATATTTGGATCAGCGATTGGAAGTATATCTACCTTGTCATCAAAGTCAGTTTGCTTAATCATTCTCTGACCACCAACAACATCATACGGATATTCGTTTGGTAAATATAATTTAAATACACGAGCTAGGAGTTTGAACTCTTGTTTCAAACTTACATAGATTCTTTTGTGTATTGCAGACATTGTTCTGCTTCCTCTTTCCAACAGCGCTACGGTCGTACCCACTGCCGCTTGTTGGTTCCCATCACCTACTTGCATATCAGCGATCGATGCAAATCTTTGACCTGCTGATACTACGACCCCCATTAGTTGTAGAAGTGTTTGCGATGGTTCTTTAAATGGCAAAGCCATAAAAGCATCTTTGATGTTACCACCTGGTGCATCCACGTCTCTAAATTCGCCTGGTTGAATCGCTTGGGCATCATCTCTCATTCTAATGCCACGCATTTTAAATCCTGCCGGTAGATTGGAGAGTGTACCGGCATCTAACAATGATCTTAGGGCAGATGTTGCGGTTCTAGATAAACCGCCGATCATGTGTATTAAACCAAAACCATAAAAGCCAAGTCCTGGTAAAAATCTAAAATGTACAAAGTAAGTTATCTTTTCTTTTTTTGGATCATCAATTGAATAGTTTCTTCTGATCGCTAAAATTGTCCGTGTTCCTTCTTCCAGTGTTACAATGTATGGAAGCTTAATACCTGTCGGTTGACCCTCAGCATCTCTATCTTCAAATCCTTCAAGGTCAAGATTTACGTGACACTCTAACAAAGTAAAAATATCTTCGTTAATAGTTTTCTTAACTCCTTCTAATTCTCTTTCTTTTTTCTCTAACGCAGTTTCGTTGTCCTGTGGTCGACCAACATCTACGTCTCTGTAGAAACCTGATACTTGTTGTTTTCTTAAATCGTTTTCTGATTTTTTAATTACGTGAATAATTGCTTCTGCATCTTCAAGAGAGGTTGCAGAATAAGGGACCACGAGATCTTCTGCCGGTACAAATTTAGAAACGGCTCTTTGTAATAGATCATCGTAATAAACTTTTTTAAACGCAGATCCTGATAGTGGTAAATAAAATAACATCTGATCAAACTCAGGTTCATACTCTTTCATTTGATCCATCAACTGATAGTTCATAAATTCTTTTACTCTTTTAGACTGTTGTTCTTTTTGTGGATTTGGTGCGCCAATGATTTGTGTTCTTACAGGTCCGTCGGCCGGTAACAATTCTTTGTAAGCCAACGCTTGGAATTGCGTGACTGCTTCTGCAAGTACAGGATGTGTTGCGCCTGCTGCGCCTTGAAACGGTTCTGTCCGTTGTTCGTATTTAAATCCTAAAAGATCTAGACCCTGTATGTAAGAGTGTTCCCATTCTTTTCGTGATGTTTTATAATCTTGATAGTTTTGACTTAACGTTGAACCAAGAGGACCTAAAATTTCCTCCGGTAGTAACTCAGCGAGATTATCAAAATGACCTTCTCCCTGTGGTTGACTAAAGGCTCCTGGTTCAAAGTTAACTTCTACACCTCCGTCATCTGTCGGTGTAATTTCCGTGTCGCCTTGACTTGGAATGGATTCTTGAATTTCTTCTGTGATCTCGACCTCTTTTTCAGGTCCCTCGATCTCAATAGTTTTTTTAACTTCGTTTGGAAGTGATTTGTCGATGTCTGCCATTTATGTTCTCCAATCTTTCTTGTTTACCTTGTTTTGTCTCCTTAATCAAGCCTCGTGGATCAGGGCCAG